CGAACACTGGGGCATAAGTGCAGCTCATCCGTGGTTACCTTGCGGCACACGTGTTCGCGTAAGTTACAAAGGCCGCGCAGTTACCGTACCAATCACAGATAGATGCGAATGCAACTCAATTGATCTGTCTGCGGGTGCTGCCTACAAATTAGGCATCCCACTAAACGACATCAGAACCGTCTCAATCTCTTACTGAAACCCATGACTTACTTTGTTCACTACAACGACACAAACGTGCGTAGGGTTAACAATGTTCTGCACATTTGCTCATCAAACGATGCAAACGGTAACCCACGGCGGGCTATTGTTTGCCTAGGAAACTATGGGCACATCGTTGCAATCTTCGATGAAGGCTGCGACTGGGGCGGACTATACCAACTGCACAAAGACTTCGCTAGTTGGACAAACCGTCACTGCGTCCGTGTGAATGTAACTGTATCTGAATACACTCGGTGGCTCTCATTCGAGCCCGGCGAAGTTACAAAGATCTCCACGCAGCCTGAGCTACCTGCGTTTCAAAGTTAGGAGGCGTGTCGGAATCGAACCGACTTTCGAAGCGTTGTCCGCTTGTCCTTACCAATAGACTACCGCCCCAGATGGCCTAAGCGTAAAACGTCTCAAGAACGTACAGAGGCTTAGGCGCTGTAGCTTTTTGCGCTTGCCAAATGGGTCCCCGGCGCAGGCAGCTAACCCAGCCCGATGCCGAAACAGAGCGGGAACACAAACAATCTACCACCGGCAAACACCATGGACAATCTTGAGGCCCAAATTGATGACATCATTGAGGAGTTTGACTTCACCCGTGTGCATGTTGCTATGACTGCACTCGATTGGCAATGGCAAACAACAACAGGAAATGGTTATGAAGTCCCATCAATCGCCAAGCTAAAGAGTATGGCAAGAGTGTTATTAAGAGAATCTGTAAAGGAAGTATCTGTGGGAAGTGGGGGGTTTCATGCGAGGTATTACCCACCGATTGACTCAGATCCTCCGTATTTTTCGCTTTCTTTCGTTCTTTGTGAAGCAAACACTTTTTATCTCGACAACGTATGACTAACTATTACTTCATCGAAGTGTCAGACACCGCGAAAACATGGACAGAGAAGTTCTGCATCGAAGCCCAAGAAGATACAGTTGTGAGAAGAGCAAAGAAGGAGATTGGGTGGAATGGTCTCAGATGTAACCGTAAGGACTGTGGCCAAACCATTAGATTGAGCCCACGCGGGCGCGATCTGGTCGCGATCATCGAAAAGGATTCGAACTAGGCTCGCTTCGCGAGGCGCAAATCACACACCATTCACACCTCATGAACTACTACACAGTTAAAGTAACTGTCAGAGACTCAGACGGTAAGGACTTAAAGTTCGAGACAGATCGAAACTTTAAGAGTGACAAGGAAGCGTTCATCTTCGCAAGCGGATTCGAAGCAGGCTTAGCTCAAGCCTGCAACGCGATCCCCGAGATGAAGGAAATTACGAAGATTAAGCGATGATAGGAGCCTTCACTTTCCGATCTGATTGGATGTCTTGTTTGAAGCTGTAGTTGCCTTCCGCCACCTTGCGCGAGAGAGCCTTACGCACATTGGCTAAGTAAATCAAGTAAACAGGGGACATAGGAACTCCGGTAGCCATTTATACAATAATGGACGAACAGACGACTACGGAGTTCACCCTGTTACACAAACACCTCTTTTACTTCCCTTCATGTTTTAGTTCTACACTATTTATAGTTACACAAACGGAGAAATTCGCGTTAAGTAAAGACTAACTATAAAAAGTTTTTTAAATAACAGGGTTCGCCAAGCTATTTCAAAATGTAACTACATGAAGATTGTGTTACTAAAACTCAAGTTAAGTTGGGGTTGTTCCACGCGGGGCGGTTATTCGCTATTGTGTTGAACGCAGACTCGTCTACCCTCAAAGAGCTCACTCAAAGTCGGATGATCAAGCAACAGTTTGACGTTTTCCTGAAAATTCGGAGGGGAGACTGGGCATACAGTGGTTCAATCGAAGCAAAATCGACGACAGAAGCGAAAACGATGCTTTTAAAGGAGCATCCTGAACTAACCAGCAATCAAGTAGCTCTGTACCCGAAAAGGTAACTTAGCTAAAACGAATACATCGGGACGCCTGATGGCTGCTGCGTGTTTATGGGAGTTTTCACCAGTACGAGCGGGGTTTGATTCCTCCGGTCCCGACTGTCACACAGCACTTTAAAACTCCCAGCGTGCTATACTGAGCATACGGGCGGCACCGGCCCGACCAAACGTGGCGCACAAACACATCACATAAACTCCTGATGACCATTAAAACCACGCAGCTTGTCACGCTAGCTACGAAAGCGGCAGAAGCTTTCGATGAGTTTGACGAAGCAAGCCAACAACTCAATAGTTCGTTTGGCGTTCCCTACCAAGCGACAAAAGATAATTTGCTGAGAGACATTACCCTCGCAGATACTGAAGGGCTCGACCTGAGCGTGTTCGCCGGAGCAGATAGCCGTTTCAAATTTCCGCAATTTAATACAAACATCGTTGTTCGTATTCATAAGAAACCTGCCCAACACAATAAGCTGGAGAAACTAGCTGACAAAGTGAATAAACTAGAGAGTGAGCTTAAGCTCGCGAAGATGCAACTTAAGCACGAAGTTGAAGAGCTGGTAGCTAAAGGTGAATGCGATCGAGTCACCGACAAGATCGTTCTCGCTTTCTCTCGTATCAAGTAAGGAGGATCGAGCAAATGAACGAACTCACACAGAAAGTAATCTGTTTTGCTCTTGGTTCATTTGTGTGCACTGTAGCCATCTGCGGAGCACTAGGGATTGATCCAACCGTATCGTACGATACTAAACCACTCTGTAAAGAAACGGAAGCTCTTCCGATTTCTTGTAAAGGGCGCTAAGCTTCCCACGGGGATGACCCGGTGTGATGGAGGGCCTCTTCTGAATAAGAAGAGGCGATTTTCTTCACGCAAACACATTCGCCATTTAACTAACCCAAATGACCTCACATTATTTGCTTTCCTGCTCCATCTCCGCTGACGTACGTCAGTCAGTACAGATTAAGTTCGATGACTTAAAACTCCCTAAATCGGTTATCGAAACCCTTCAGAAGAACAACACCGTCAGCCTTCGCCCAAATCTCTCAAATGCACTTAAAGCGGAGCTTGATAACCTTCGCGTTATGCAGCGTGAACTTTATGACGGCTATTGCATTCATAGTGGTGACGCTCACTTTGTCACTGCTACCTACTTTTATTCTGCTAACGCGCTGATCAAAGACATTCGAGCTAAAGCCAAGGAATCAAACGACAAACTGAAAGACCTCTGGGAAAACGAGTACCAAGCATGGGAGCAAACAGCAGAAGGTATCCTGCGCCCTTTGTTTAGCGACGACCAAGAGTTCAAACTCGCTTTCGATGCTTACATGAAGTTCTTCCCCACGAAGGAAGAGTACAAAGCTCCGATTCGAGTTTCTGTTCTCGGTCCACTCCCTGTATCGATGGAGCGGGTAGAAAAACCGGTTGAAGGGGACTTGGATAGCCTCCTCATTTATGAGAATCAGATCAATACTCAGCAAGTTCTCGAAGCTGCTCAGAATAATGCGGCTGACAAAGCTTTGATGCTTAGTTCAGAACTTCTAGATGATCTCGACTCTCGTCACATCACAAAGATCGGTAAGCAACAAACGGGAGGAGATAAGAAAAGAGGTAGTTGGCAGATCACTGCGCAGAAACTGAAGCTAATCAGTAACAGTGTTGCTGGCTTTGAGAAGCTGACAGAACTCGCGGATTCACTTCTACAAACTGGAGTGGACATCCAAGCAAGCGACAGAGGCGTTCGCCAGAAAGCTACAGAGAGATTCTTCGAAGTCCAAGACGAGATTCGGAAGGAGCTTGAGGAGATCTGTGAAAACAGAGACTCGACAAAAGGACTAGAAGCTCTTAAACAATCCTTAGCACTGTCTTCGACATACAAGACTCTGTGTGAACGGATTAAGACAGCTGAGAATGCTAATGCTTTAAACCTCCTTACAAAAGACGTAAACCTTGAACTAGACATTTACGCACAACGATCAAAACAACTTAAGAAGCTCATGAATCAACGCAAGGAACTAATCGGTGCCATGAGTGAGAATCTCGATGGCTTAATCGAAAGCGTCACAAAAGACGAGACCGAAACCAAACCCATTAACGAACCTGACTTCTAATGGACCGCACTGTTTTCGTCATCAAATCCGAGAAAGGTTTTCTACAAGACGTAGAAAAGTATACGTACGCCGTAGATAAAGCCGTTCAGTTTGCGAGTTTTGATACCGCAACTAACAGACTTAAAACTGTGAGCGGCTACTTAAACACTCAGTGCTGGATCACTGAGGAAACAGTCCCTTTCCCACGAAAAAATTCCCTTCTTGAATCCTCCTTCTGACCTTCCAATGAACGACACTCTCTTCGCCAAACTTCAAAACTTTCGGAGCGATCTAAACGCAGCGACCCTAGAACGGGAACATGTTATCGATGGGCTGCTTGCGTGCATCCTTAGCAAACAGAACGCATTTCTTCTGGGGGTTCCTGGTACAGGTAAGTCTGACTTAGTACGAAGCGTGTGTAACGGTATCGTAGACGCTAACTACTTCGGCTATCTTCTAACACCAACAACAGATCCCTCAGAGGTTTTCGGTCCAGTAGCAGTAACGAAACTGCTTAACGATGAGTACACTCGTGATGTGGATGGCTATTTGCCTAGCGCACATATTGCTTTTCTAGACGAGCTGTTCCGTGGTAGCTCGGCAATCCTGAACTCTCTCTTGACTCTCCTTAATGAGCGAACTTTCAATAACGGCAAGGACGTAATCACCACGCCGATTGAGTCAATAATCGCCGCGACGAATAGCTGGCCGGAGGAGGAATCCTTGCAGGCTTTCGCGGATCGTTTCCTGTTCCGCCCCACGGTGAATCTGCTTAGGAAGCCCGTATCAAAGCGAAAGCTAGACGAATGGGCTTTGGGTATCACGCAGCGCCCTACCGTTACGGATTGCCTAACTCTGTCAGAGTTAAAGGAACTTCAAGAACATGTAGCCTCTGTTCAGGTTGGGGAAGAGTTCCTCACTAAGTACAGCTCAGTATGGGACCTTCTTGCCAGCAGAAACATCACTGTTTCTGACAGGCGGCGAGTGCAGATTCTCAAGTTCCTCAAAGCGTGGGCAGTAGTTCAAGGCGACGATGAACTGTATGCAGAGCACATGCACGACAGCCTTGTCCATATTGTTTATCAAAACGAAGAGGATCAAGGTGTTATTAAGGAAGTCTTAGATCAAGAAATCCCGACAGCAGATAAGATTTTCAGCGACGCTAAGCGAGCTGCTGCAGGGATCATGTCGGAGTTCACTACGTACTCCCACAGGTATCAGGGAAAGGGCTTAGGTGACCTCAATGAGTTTGTCGGGCTCTTGAAAAAGTACTACAAGGATATGGTGACAGTTAAAGAGAAAGTCAATGAAATTATCGATAGCAGCCGTTACAGGATGTCGATAACCTCACGATCCAATGGGATGAAGCTTATTCAAGCTTTAGAGAATAACTGCGATACACTAGCGAAAGAGATTAGTGAGCTCAGCGGGTGATCATAGACGATACAGAGTTTGATGTAAACTTCTACGTAGATACGTGCGGCAACGATTGCTACAAGGTGCAGCACGTATCTGGGTTAACTGCTACAGTATCCTCTGCTCACTTGGTAGAGGAGAAAAAAGTTCAATTACTTAAACTCCTGCAACAAAATGACACAAGACAAACAGACTGAATTTGTCCGCCTTGTAAACGAACAGCCTCTCACACTCGCTTGCTCCGCCCTTGCGGACTTCTTATGGGACGACTTCATCAGGGATTCGCGTCCTTCGATCACCTACCTTGTAGAGCAATACAACATCAAACAACTCTCACGCTTCGGCAAAGAGTTATTTGAACGTCTTTATAACGCAGATGATGTTGCGTGGTTAGTCACAGAAAGTGCATTCGAAGACTACTTCAGGGCTTTCTGTGATGGTGACACCAGCGCTGTCCCGCAAGGGTACAAGCCGGAGAATTCCTTGTGGTACTCCATAATGGCTCACCTCTCTCAGGCAGCAGCATGGCCAGCTTTGCTTGAGCGCAGTGTTGGGAATCAATTTAATGCAGGTAATAATGCCATCAACATCCTGAACGAGTTATCGAAAGTAATCGAAGAAGCAATAGAGCAGTCGAAGTTTGACGTAAAGCTTCTCACCGGATCTGGCGACGAGCTCGAAAAACTGAGAGAGAAATTCGCAGAAGCTAATGCAGCTGGCGATAAAGAAGAAGCTGAGAAGGCGAGGCAACAAGGTAAGAAGTTGGGACAGAAAATCTTAGAAGCTTTACAAGAGCTACAGCCAACTATGCAGAGTAAAACGCAGAAGGTTGTTGACCGAGCTCTGCAGGCTAATGACGATATTTCGGAGGCTCTCAGTGCTCTCCACGGTGACACTCCGGGAAAAGGGAAGCACACGACAAACCTTCAGGAGAAGCTGGAGCTGGCTAAAAAACTGCGCTCGAATCGCGAGCTTCGCAAGCTAGTCGAAAAGCTTGGAGCTCTTCGCAGGATCTGGCAGGAGCGTAAGCGAGCTAAGAAAATAGCTTCAACTTACGAAGAGATTAAGGGAGTCTCTTTTAGTGACGATATTGTTCGAGCATTCCCAGCAGAGATGGCACTGGCTTCAAGTCCGGAAGGTAAAGCTTTGTTCGCTCTCAGGTACACTCAGAAGAGCTTGCTTACTAAAGACTACACAGCACATAGAAAGGATATCGGCAAAGGTCCGATAATCGTTTACATCGATACATCAGGCTCTATGTCCGGTCAACCGGAACTGTGGAGCAAAGCAATCGCGTTCATGGTTGCGGAGGAAGCAGCTAAAAACAAGAGAGACGTTGAGATTCATCTCTTCGACACCCAGATAAACGGATCAGTTCAACTAAAAGGAGACGACAAGAAGAATACAGAGCTTTTAAACTTTGTTGGGACGTGGACTCTTGGGGGCGGCACATCCTTCAACGCTGTTCTTATCCACGCTCTGAGGTCGCCTACCCTGTTAGAAAAATCCGACATCCTCTTGATTACGGACGGCGAAAGCGAAGTCAACACGAGTAGAATAAAAGAACTCAATGATCTTAAAAAGAACAAAGGAGTTCAATGGAGCACTGTGTGTATAAATACAACAGTACCTCCCGTGTGCAGATCCTTCAGCGATGATGTTTACAGTGTAGACATTAACGACGCAGATAAAACCATTGATGTTATTCAGAAATGTTTAAACTGAAATTGGTGATCCTACGATGGCTCCTGACTCCCCAGCAGACGTTATCCGCTCCGTACATGATCGTTACGTAGGTAATGATCAGAAGGTTGACGATGGTCCTGATCTCCCTCATAAAGCTCGACTCGGGGCACTGTGGTGGAATACAACAGAGGATAAATTATTCATCTGTGTAGGAAGGATAGATGGGAAGATGGTTTGGAAAGCGCTGCAAGAATTCTGATGTCAAAAGATGACTGCAGTGCGACGATTCTGGATGTCCTACAAAAGTATGAGTTAACTGAAAACTCTTTGGAGATTTTATATAATTGGGTTCACTCCTGCATAAAGATAGCGATAGATTATATAGATGAACCGAAAGAGTTTGTTTGCTGCAAACGTTTCAATGGATGCCTAATTGAGTACAGAAAGAACTTAGGGACATTCAATCTGCTAAAGCCCCAATTAGATATAAACACTGAAGGGGTTCCTTCCCCCACGGGGGCTGTTTACGACGTAACCTTACCGATATCTACTTACACAGACTTAAATTTTGGCGTAGAGGATTTAAGAATGTTGTCTAAGGACATTCGATTGGACGCACAAGATTTTTGCGACCTCAGCTTGGACATAGCCTGCGAGATCAAGCAGTGGAGCGAGAACATCGAAGCCGTATTCAGGGAAGCCTCGCTCGAACCCAAATATTAAATAAATATTATTGGGGCTGCTCTTCAGGGTCTATTCGATACCATTGCATAGTCCGACCTTCCTTTGACATGGACATTCAATTCTCTTTGCATGGTTCACCCCTCTTGTACGCAGAGGCGGAAGCTTTGATCCAGACCAGCTCAAAGATCAAAAAACCCCTCAACATCGACATTACTGATTATGTAAATGTCGATGAACTCAACAGTAGCAAACTCTTTGATCTCGCTGTAAAAACCCAGAATCAAGAGCTTGCTTCTCTCGCTTTTAAGATATCCGTTTCAAAGGATAAAGCTCCAAAGAAGAAAGAAAATAAAAACACAATAGTAAACATCATTCCATATAAAGATGAAACAAAAAGCGTAGAAGATATTATTAGTGATATAAACATGTCCTCCTCCTACCCGATGATAGGAGCTGCGATGATTATGAGGATGTTGTCAACAAAGGAGGAGTCGACTCTGAGAGAAACTGCGATCTTCTTTGCGAACCTTATGTGGAACGACCCTACGGTTGCAAAGAACTCTAAGTTCTTCAAAGGATTCGAGTTTAAAGAAGGTGCCTTGGTGCCGCTCCTCCTCCGTGACGGGGTTGAGCGCAGGCATACCTTCCACGTGGCTCCGATCTACTTAGGTTTACGGGAGGGGCTTGCTTACTGCGTTGAGGAGGGTCTCGTCCGCTCACGGCGGAGGCTTTCTACTGGTTCTCCGTACCGCGAGACCTCTCCGAATGCCGAGCAGATGCAGCGTGTGTACTACTCCTTCAAAGCGACAGAAAAAGGTAAAGATCTCTACGAGACGTGGGCGGATATCGATAACTATATTCGTATGAACTTCCACGGGCAGCGCCAAGCATCGTAGACTAGCTCCTGAAAAGACACGCCCTCCCGAGCCGTCTGAAAAGGCGGCTCTTTTATTCCCAAAAAACCTCATGAAAGTTAAGTACATCACATCAGACGTTGAAGCAAAACAAGCTTTACTTGACCTGGAGGACTCTAAAAAAATAGCGTTGGACACAGAAACAACTGGTTTAGACAGTTGGGTGGCCAAGCTTCGCTTAGTCCAAATGTGCTCTGCTGAGCAAGAAAGTGAAGAAGATAAAATCGTTTATGTGTTCGATATGTTTAAAATCTCATCGAAACCAATTAAAACCTACATAGAATCGAGAGAAACATTAGTAATCCACAACGCAAACTTCGATCTGCAGTTTCTTTACTCCATAAACTGCGATTATAAAAACCGTGTTTTCTGTACGTTTATTGCCGAGAAGGTACTGAGAGCAGGTTTCAAAGAAAGAAAGATAGCCCCAAAGACGAAAAAGCCTTACTTCGCAGATATTTCCTGCAGTTTGAAAGCCGTGGCTGAAAGAAGGCTGGGCCTCGAACTAGATAAAGAGCAGCAAGTGTCTGACTGGAGCGCAGACGAACTTAACGAAGAACAGATTAAGTACTCCGCTAAGGACGTTTTAGTCCTACCTCTTATCGCCCGACAGCAGCTCGAAGAACTAAAAGAAGAGAACCTGCTATCGATTTACTCTTTAGAAAGTCAGTGCATACGTCCTGTGGCCATGATGTGTCGCACAGGATTTAATGTTGACATTCAAAAATTAAAGGACTTAAAAATTAAAGTAGAAAAAGAAGTTGAAGAAAAAACTCATAAATTCGTACTGGAACTAAACGCTCGCCTGCCGGATGGCGAAAAACTACCTAAACGAGTAACGGGAGAAATAGCTGTTGGGAAAGATGCAAAGAAAGAATTTAATCCTGGATCAACTCAACAAGTAATACGGGCCTTCCAACTCTGCGGGATAGCGGTTCCACTCTCGAAAACAACCGAAAAACCCACGCTCAATCAGGTGGACTTAGCTGAATTTGATAGCGACGATACGACTCTAAACCTTTATAGAGACAGAGCCAAATCAGAAACTCGTCTGGAACACGTAGAGAAATTACTCGCAAACGTGAACCCTATATCTCACAGGATGCACTCAGGTTACAATCAATATGGGGCAAACTCTGGGAGATTTACAAGTAGTGGAGCTCCCAAGGTCGCTGCGAGTAAAATCAAATCAGTTTTTGGTGTAAACATCCAGCAGGTACCTCGCTCGAAAGACTTCCGAAGTGCTTTCATAACTACTCCAGGCTTCAAATTAATTATTTGTGACTGGGCTCAGATCGAACTGCGACTAGGTGCAGAACTCGTAAATATCCCTCAAATGAAGCAGGCTTTTAAAGAAAAAATTGACCTTCACACGATGACTGCGAGTTTGATATATAAGAAAGATGTGAATGAAGTCAGTAAAGATGAGAGGCAGGATGGTAAAACTCTTAACTTTGCGTTACTGTATGGCATGGGTTATAGAAAATATAAAACATACGCAGCTCAAAGCGGAAAATTAATCAGCCTGTCGGAAGCTAAGGTCGCTCATACAGCGTTCCATGCTGCGTATCCACGCTTGCGTGAATGGCATAAAGAGAGAGCGGCTCTTGTAGCAGATGGATGGGCTTACGTACGAACTGCCTGTGGGCGCCGCAGACTTTTAAGCTACGATGACGCTACTATGATGTGTAGTGCTAACACACTTATACAAGGCTCAGGTGCGGACATCTTAAAAATAGCTATATCTAAACTAAACCAACATTTAAATGACGATGCCCGTATGGTTGCGTGTGTACACGACGAAATCGTATTGGAAGTTAAAGAGGAGTTAGCAGAAGATTATAAACGAATATTAGAAGAGGCGATGATCTCTGCGGCAGAAGTTGTCCTTAAGACAGTACCTGCTGAAGCAGATGCAGGCATAGGTTTATCCTGGGCGGACAAATAACGTTAAGCTATAGTGAGTAAAGAGTATTTCTAACCAAAATGGGCGATATGCCGATGCGAGCCCAAATGGCCGCCGCAGGTTATGGGGGCGGAGCCATGACAAAGGGTGGCGCAAAAACCTTCCTTAAAAAAGGGGCCTATGGCGATGAACTAAATTTACCTGAAATAGAAAGCTTAAGGGCCAGAGGTGTTAGTGATTCTCAATTAGCTAAATGGATTAAAAAGCAGGAGATACCACTCGGTTCGCAAGCTGCGGCTATATTCGGTCTTGATCGCTTGTCTTCGGGCGCTAATTTAAGACCCGAATACGTAGAACAATTTAAGGATGCAGGTTATTCGAATAAGGAAATTCGAAAAGCTTACAAAGGTGGTACTGGGCGTACTATCGAAGATCGTGCGGCAGAGATGGTTGCTCCGCGAGGGGGCGGTAAAAAAGAATTCGATTTGGCCTCATATGATCCGGCGACAAAGGGCGGACAAAAATTCGGTATCAGAGATTTAGAATTTCTGAGATCCAAGGGATTAAGTGATAAAGAAATTACAAAATACGCCGAGGGTCTGGATTCGGCATTAATCGGGGGTAGAGCTGCGTCTGCACTAGGCTTGGGGTCCGTAAGAACTCCAGAAACCCCTCAGGCACCTACAAAAAAAGAGGAACGAATTGACGAATTAAAAGCAACTAATCAAGAACTCAGGGATAAAATACAGGGACTAAAATCCGATAGAGAACAAACACCAGAAAGAGCTACAGAACTACTGAATAAAACAATTTCAAATATAACCTCGACCTACAGACCAGAAACGTCGACTGTATCTACTCCCACGATGCTTGGGGGAACGCAAATTGTGTCTCCTAGCGTTACTTATGGCGGCTCATTCTCTCCTGAGATGAAAGCTCCTATTAGTCAGACAATCAGGGGAGGTGGGGATGTTGGTAACATCCGCATTAGCAGTGAGATGTCGCCAACTTATAAAGATATCGGGAATATCGCAGCCAGCATTGATGGTGTAACCGCAGAATCGTTGGAGCAAAAAGGAGGCATAACAACGGACATTGGAGGTATACGCGCAGAAGTAGACAACCTGATAGAGAAGGCTAAAGCTAAAAGGAAGTAAGTCGTACTGAGCTATCTCAAAACTAAATCGAAGGTATACTTAGATTAAGTACGCCTTCGATCTAGTGGCTCGTAGATTCGCAAACGTTAAAAATACCAATACACAAACTTCCGAGACTACTTTTACTCCTGATACGGCAGCCGTTTCCACCCCAACCATGGCAGGTGGGACTCAAGCCGTGGCTCCTGAAGTCGGTTACGCAGGTTCATTTGCGCCTCAAATGAGTGCGCCTATAAGCTTCAGTGTTCAGGGTGGCGGCGCTGTTGGAGCAGGTAAAACCGTAAGAGGCAGTCGACTAGGGCGCGGCGGCCCGGAACTTATGCGACCCGTAAGTGGTTCGGTAACTATGGGCAACGTGTCAATTTCTAGCACGATGTCTCCCTCGTTCAGCAATATCGGAAACGTAGATGCAAGTGTAAAAGGAGTTACTGGAGCGGCGCAAACGCAAACTGCTCCCGTCTCGACCACTGTGGGCGCTCCCCAAACACCGAAATTCGGTGGAATTGGAGGACAAACTTTTGTTGAACCTGGGCCAACCCGAGAAAAACCTGCGCCGAGCAAACCAGCAAAAAGCGGCTTCGACTTAGGCACTTATGACATAAAGTCACGAGGGGGTGCAGGGTTTGGTATGAAAGATATTGAGTATCTCCGCTCGCAGGGAGTTACGGATAAGCAAATGCAGGACTACGCGCAGGGCTTAGGTCCCAACGTGAATTTCGGCAAGGTGGCGAAGGAGACTCTGGGATTAGGTATTACCGCTCCCACCCCGGCTGGGGTTAGGTCCACTCCTGCACAGAGAGCAAATACAACTCAGCTTGAGAGCCAGATGGGCGGGTCTACGACCTCCGTCAGTAACGTGCCCACGGGGACGGGACCATACGCCCCAGGTAAAGGTGCGACTCCTAAGACAACGGCTGCTACGAATCAACTGGCGGGTCAAATGTCCACGGGGGGAGGGTTGCAAACTTCCGGCGGACAACAAACCTCCTCTAAACAGACAACTCCTGCTAAAGCGACGAATGCTAAAGCAAAAGCTCAGGTCATAAAAGCTAAGGAAACTGTAAAAGAAACAAAGTCCGTTCCCAAAGAGGACCGCACGAAAGCAGACAATAAAGCCCTAGAAGCATCTAAAGCTAAACTCCAACTGGAGAGGCTTCAAGCGGATAAAGAGCGATCCGAACGGACTAAAGCAGAGCAACGGGCTGTCGAGGAAGCTAAGGCAAAAGCAAAAGCAGCGGCAGAAGCCGCAGCTAAAGCGAAGGCCAAAGCTCAGGCAGCTAAAAAGGAACCAGCAAAGACGACGGCGAAAAAGAAATAAATGTAAATAGTACACAAGGAAGCCTCGTTTAAAACGGGGCTTTTTTTTATTGCCAGATCGCGAAGAACCTCATAAAATTGCCGCATGTTACGCAGTGTAAATGAACCTCGTTCAACTGAAGTTAAATAAAGAGAAGGAGATTCAGGCAATCAAATTAAACGCGTCTTACCACGGGGTGATCCTGGTTGACGAAAACGTATTTATAACCGAGGAGAACTTCGAGTCTCCCTTACGTGCGGCTAACTACGCAAGGAAACTGAAAAAAGAGAAAAAAATAAATTCCTGCTCTAAAGAAAGACAAAGTTCTTTAAAGACAAAAATAAAGCCTAAAATAATCGAGACGATAAAATTATTAACTGAGGCCGACGTGGCTGGCCATACGCCTCTACATTACAGGGAAATTTGGGTGATCGTTTCACCCTCAGGGACTTTTGTACATCAAACGCTTAAAGAGGGCTCTGTCGTTAAATATGGTTCTGATCGGGATAAAGCTCAAATTTTCAAGACATATGAAGACGCTATAACGATGGCAAATACTCTTAACTGTGTGGTTAAGTGTGGACATACACTGAAGAGATTCTTTATAGAAAATAAAAGTAAGTGAAGGAATCTTACATACTCACAATTACGAAAGGTAAAGCAGAGAAAAAAATAACGATTTACGCAAACGACAATAACCACGCTGTCGCCCAGGCTGAGGATATAAGTAGGGCTCTGGATGCAGAAAAGTTTCAGGTTAGTTATGGCGATGAGAGTAAAACACTACTGTCGTGTTTATTTAAAAAACTAGCTTTTAATAACTTCAAATACGATCAGTGCGATGAGTGGACCGGCTCGCACACAAACGAAACCCCGTGCCTATACCTATTTAAAAAAAGGCTGTATGTACGAAACATAATCTTAAAGTACTTAGATATTCCTAAGGATGACTGTGTAACTAAACTAACCTGCAAAAATACTAAATGCACAAATCCTTATCATTTCTGCTATGTCCCTCAGAAAAACTCGAAAATCTCTGGCGCGGATCGCGGTTTGGCGGTAGCCTATCTGAGCCAAGGCGCCAGCGTTTCGCAGGTTGCCTCAGCACTCAACGTTCACCGTTCAACCATTTACAGGAACCTAAAGCATGAATGTTTTCATCCTCGGTCTGCGAGTAACGGAAACGGCTCAGGAAGATGAAGGAACTTTAAACGTTCTAACAGAATCACTTCCATCTAACGACAAACGAGTACCAACCAAAGTACAGCTCCTTCAAAACAAAGATCATTACGTCGGAAAACTTCTTAACGATTTAAAAAAAGACGACACTGTTTTAGCTGTAGGACCGACGCGTCCGACTCCCGATGGATGGCTGCAAATGCAGCCCATGCTGGTTGTTTCGCAAGAAACTAACTTCGACGATCTTTTAGCGATCAATCTGTTTGTTGCCACGGGTGGCTTAGGTCCTAAGGCAGATGAAATCGAGTTGAGTGACACTACTGTCACAAACCGTTCTCTTGCATGGCAGACAGATAATGCCGAAACAGCATGGTTTAAATTGACGGGTTGGGGTGAGCTTTCTAAACAGCTCTCCGAACTAGCGCCGGGTACTCCGACAATCGCCGTGGGGCGCGTCTCCACAAGCGAGAAGGACGAAAAGTGCTATCTGAACTACAACTTAGAAAAAGTTCTCTATCTGCCTAAAACAACTAAAACCGCTCCTAAGAAGGCTGCTGATCCAGAAAAAGGAAAAGTGGCCGCTGCTGCTCTCGGTTCGATTGATTTCTCTCTCTGATTTGGTACTTTCCCATGGTTTTTATCGCTGGTCAATTTTCTGAAGACGAGATTCTCTGTAACGTTCCTCCGCATACACTACGAATTGATCTTCAAGCTCGCCGCTGGAAATCAGACGTAGACCCTGAGAACGCAATCGTTGATAAGAACGATAACGGTATCCCTATCGAATTTGTTCTTCTCGGCTTTGTTCCTTACTTCGGAAATCTAGGACTTCGTAACTGCGAAGAGTTTCTTCGCATCGCTTACATCGGTGTTAGTCCCAAGCATCGTTTATTACCTCCGCGTTGCGTAAGTACTTCGATGATTGGAGGTAAGTCCTCTCAGAAAAATTTCATTAGCTATTTCCAAACTCTCTATAACAACCGTATAAACTGCGCGTCAATTATTACATCAACAAAGTTCGTCACTCGCAGCTTCAATGAGCGAGATCCCATGACGGGAGCTGACGGAGCAAAGATTAATTTCAACGCACTGGAATTTTCTGATCGGCCCGCCGAGACTGAAGAAGAACAAAAACTAATCGAAGACATTAATGTTTGGCTTTCAAACAAAGGGACGAACCTCATCACGTCGGCGCTCAAGTCTCACATTCCTGGATCGGATCTGGTTGAGCTTCCACTTGGCGCAGACCATCAGGAGATCAAGGCGCAATTCGCCGCCACGCGTCCATCCTCACATGACCGGGCACTGGGTTCTGCTCCTGTCGCTAAGGCTCTTAAGTCCGCTTCTGATCTGGATAACACAGAGGAGAAGCCAGAACCTCCGCAGCCAAAAAAGGCGCTGGAGCTGACGGAGGAGCAAGCCAAGAGTCTCGGGTTAGACTTCTGAAGCGAAGCCACTGACAGAGGGGCGTCATTCGACGCTCTTTTTTTGTGCAAACTCATGATCAAACATCGAACACTTCGAATCAAAAAGGATCCGTACTGGATTTCTGTCTATTTAACTTACTGGGGTGAATACACCTGGAATCTTGGCGCAGCCATTTGCAAGTCAAGACGAGCGGCTAACGATTGGAACAGAGGAAGATATAAACGACGACGTGTAAAAAAATTTATGTCCTCCTTAAACCCTTCGACATTCGCTCACATGTACGCCTTAAAGCGTCTTGTGCAAGCAGCAATCGAAGTGATTCCTCACGGGGACGGTGTGGTGATCTGTCCAGAACAGTTGGACAGAACTTGTCTCGCTAAGTTCGCTGAGAGATTCGGGTTTACCTATCATCAATCGGATGATGTGTCTCTTTGGGTTCTAATAACTCATCCAGAGGCGGTAAAATAATATTATTAGAAGCACACCAAACAAGTAAACGAGAAAACAAATTACTACGTATTTGGTACTGATTGTGCATTATTTCAAAATACTTTAAAAGTTCCTCTTTACTCAGTTTCTTGGCGTCCAGCATGATCCTCTGGTGGAGGAACTGCTGCTCCGTGGTAGTCCATGCAGAATTTAACATGGTCCTAAGGTACCTAAAAGTTACTGTAGACAACAAACGCACGTCAAACCTAAATAAAATCGCTAAACTCAGCAAACCCTGACCTGTCCTACCCAATCAACATCAATGTCAGATTTTTACACGGTTCCAAAGGGTGTTACCCACGCGCTGATCAAACACTCGTACATCACGGGAAAAATTTTGGTTCCGCATGATCCTCTTGGTATCCTTACGGATCAACTGAGGAAACACAACTTTACAGTTGTGCGGAACGAAAACGAAGAGAATATCGTCGATCCCATCTGGTGGGTCGGAGAAAAGAAAAAGGAATACGACTGGGTTATTGCGTGTACAATGGGAAACTCTGAAAGAAATGAATACATTCTGGAGTATGGTATGCAGATAGCAACACAAGGGATTGCCGTGCTGGATCGACTGTCGTTCATCGAACCAGTAGCTAAAAGGAAGACCTTCTTACTTAAGAACAAACTGTCGAATATGATCGTATTGAGTCCGCGTCCTAACTACAGAGCAGTGGGCTCCACGCGGGATTCCGTAACGAGCTGTTGGTTCCTTTTCCAACGTCCGGAAAACTGGCGAGATGGCACACAGGTTACATTCGGACTAGATTGGGACCGCGTTGATCCCTTACCAGATCTAGACTAATGGGACTCAGATCACAAAATTTCGAGAAATTCCAAAAACAAGTTCTTGAGGCTCTGGAGACCAACAACAAAAAACTAGAGAAGATCTGTGCGTTACTGGTCTCCAACCAGCTTCTATTAGAATGTATATCACCTGAAGGAACTCCGCGTACAGCTCAAGAGTGCGCAGAGATCGTCACGGAAAGCTTCTGCGCTGGTATGTGCTTGAGCGAAGAGCTCAGCGACCGAGGAAGGGAATTCGATTACCAAAAATCCGAATTCTTTATTGAAGAGGAAGAGGAAGACGAAGAGTATGAAGAGGAAGATGATGAGGACGATGACAACCAAAACCCGTTTAACTCGAATCACCCGTCTATGACTTTTTGACTTAAATAGAGTACTCTTGGTTTAATTCGACACAAAATTGTGTCCCAAACAAGATTAGTACTCAAGGGATTAAGGCACTACAATTGCGCTGGTGTTCCGAAGCCTCTTCCTTCTGTAACGAGCATCCTTTCTGCCACGCAGAACGAGGAAACGCGGCGGAAACTGGCGCATTGGAACTTATCGAATCCGGGTGCGCTTGAAAAAGCAGCGGAACGCGGGACCTGGATACACAGTGCTACAGAGAATTACATTAGGGGTTTAGAAGTAAGTCCTCCAAACGAGTACCGTCCTTACTGGGATGGTATGCCTGCAAAGCTCGACGAACTCTTGGACGGAGCAAGAGTTCTTTGGAGTGAGGCCCCTTACAACGCCCCTCAGTGGAACAAATATGTAGGAGAGGATGGTGTAGGTAGACTACATTACTACGACGAGCACACAGAGCACGGTTATGCGGGGTGCCCTGATTTAATCTATAAAGACTCGAACGGAGAAATAGTCCTCGCAGACTTCAAAACAAGCACGTCTCCTTACTCCCTTAACTATCCGAAAGCGAAGAGTTCGATTCCACCTGAAATAAAGAAGGCGTTGATCGGCGGGGTCTTCAAGGCAAAGAAAACCACGCTGCAGCTAGCTGCTTACACACTGGCAGCCGAAACGTGCTTAGGGATAAAAGTTGATAAAACGCGGATCATAGTAAGCACTCCGCTTCCTGAATTTAGCGTTCAAGTATTTTCTTTCAGTAGAGCTCAGCTAGATAAACATACAGAACAATGGTTGGAAGTAGTGAAAGATTTCTACGAAAAGTTCAACAAAGAAGATTAATCGAGTATCCTCTATTTATACGTTGTTAAGCTAAATTTCTTTAATAACAGTTAATGATCCTGGCTGGCCGCGTCCGGACGAGCGTGCCAAAATACCAGGACGGGATTGAGTCATGCGCTTTTTTTTCAGCCGAAACCAAGTCGTCCGCTCCGCTCTCAACCCCGCAACCGGCAAGATCCCCACGGGTGGGAACTTTACAGCATTTAACGAGAACTGGGAGCAACAGGAAGATACTGTAGATAAGATTATAGAGTACGTGCAGGGAAGCGAAGGTCTTTGCGCGTGGCATCTAGTCAATAATAAACGCACACGAAATGGCACTGGTTGTATAAAAGCAGGCTTGATAATTATCGACATTGATAATCAAGCTGACGGTAAAGATAGTGAAGGAAATAAAATACAAAAACAGGAACTAAACGAGGAACAAGCTAAAGAACTAGAGATCTGTAAAAAATATCTAAGTTTTGCATACTACTCTCCTAGTCACGCGGAGGGGTGGCCTCGCTTCAGACTTGTATTCGGCTTAGAAAAACCAATTATCGACACTAACTTTTACCAATGGTTAACGAGAGAAATAGCGAAACAAATTCCTGGTTCAGATAAAAGAGCTACGCAAGTACCTAATCTTTTCTACGGCGCAAAGGAGGGCACAGAATTAATTTATAAATCCAATAAATTTATACCAAGTGAAAAAATCGATGAGGCGTATTTAAATTATCTCAAGTACGCAGAGCAGCAAGCGGAGTCTCTTGGCGGCAAGGACCCTAAGGAAAGTCTTTCTGTTCCCACGGAGGCAGGTGGGTTAAACCTAGAGCCGCTGCTCAACGCTTCCGTCCGGAACATCTTGGATGGTCAGGAGGTAGACGACCGTTCCTTCGCGATGGCAGCTGCCCTGAAGGAAATCATTGGCTGGTGCAACTGGCTGAACAAAAACAATTTAAAAGTACGCAATCACCCACTTGACACAGCGAACCAAGTGTTCGAGAATATCTACGAGTACAACCCCCAGCTCGATGGCAAATTCGACCGAATCCTAAACAGCATCTCGGATCCAGCAGGACTTCAACCTGCAATAGCCCTGGCATCAGACGACGGAGACGCCGCTCTCTGGAAAAAGGTAAAAGCTCAGGACAAAGACCTTTTTATTAGTGAGTGCCCGGAAACCATCAAAGAACAAATTAAACAAAGCAAACCGAAACCGACAAACTCCATTTTGGACCTGAGCGCTGTTGCTCCTCCAATAGAGCTTGAGATTAATTCAACACCAAAAAAACCTCAAACCATGGCTTCCACACAGGCTCCTTCGACCCCGGCCCAGTTAGTTCAAATACAGAGTAACAACAGGCAGTTCTCAGAAAACGATATAGCTGACGTAATTGTAAATAATTACGGGGACAAGTTTCTTTTCGACTCTAATCTAGATGAATTCTTTATCTACGATGACGATGAAGGTGTGTGGTACATAAACGATGAACAACACATCAAACGCAGGATCGTAAAGACCCTAGATACGTTTGTAACTGCTGGAGTTCTTCAGCGTTACAACTCCGCAACAGTGAGCTCGGTATTTCAAATCCTGAAAGCGAAGCTCCTTCGGTCGATCAACGGTGGGCGCAACTCGATTTGGCAAGCTGGGCGTGGCCTGATCGCCTTCAAAAACGGCATCTACAACACGAAGACTCAGGAGTTTGAGGAAGGAAACAGGAAAGACCTGTATTTCCAAACGAAACTGGCTTACGACTACGACGAAAAAGCTAAATGTCCTGAGTTTCTTAAGTGGCTGGAGTGGGCAGTTGGTGTAGATAAAGTTGTTATTGTCAGGGCGTTCTGTCGCGCAGTACTAACTGGATACACAACTGGGGAGAAGTTCCTCCACCTGATCGGTGCTGGTGGCTCAGGTAAGTCCACGCTGCAGCAGGTTTTAATTGCTATGGCTGGCTTCACCGGGACGCACACCAGTGACCTAGAGACGATCGAGACAAATAGATTTGAAGCTCACAGCCTGATTGGTAAGCGCCTGCTGCTACTTACTGATGAAGCTTCCTTCAGCAAGCGACTGGATACTCTTAAAAAACTAACGTCCGCTTCAGACACTCTGAGAGCAGAACGTAAGTATGGAACTCAGATCATAAACTTTAAACCTGAACTTCTTGTCTCGATTGCTAGTAACGAACACATCAGTTCTTCAGACATCAGTAGCGGTCTAGAGCGCAGGCGACTGACTCTGGTTATGAACAATGTTGTTCCTCCTTCACAGCGTCGTAATCTGCTCAGCGTCTACACAGATCGAATCGAAGGGGAACTAGCTCCAGAACTGTCGGGAATCGCCATGTGGGCACTCCAGCTTCCGTTCGAAGAAATGCGGGAGGTTCTGGCAAACCCGGTTAAGTTCTGCCCTGACCTCAACACCACGAACCTAGAAGCGCTGGTGTTCAACAACCCTATCTGTGCTTGGTTGGCAGAATGCACCGTTTATGCACCGAACAGCCAGACAAATCTTGGGGGAGGAGCTTTTAGGCCGAGTATCGACGAACAAGAACGCGGTATGTACGTTAAGAACGCATACAGTGAAATATACGCATCGTACGCTAACTTTGCAAAATCTAATGGTTATAAAGCAAGTGCTAAGCCTCGCTTCGTTGACCGTCTAAAAGAAACGATCAACAACGTTTTGAAAATTCCAGGTGTAGAGCCCAAGTATGTAAATGGTAAAGCTGTTGTTATGGGCTTGCGTCTGCGCCCGTTCGAGCCTTCCACGGATCGCTCGATCAGTGGTGACACGCGCTTGCCCTCACCGATAGAATACGCAGCAAACCCAACCATTTGGGATCAGGCATTCAGTCTGCACGATCAACCGAAATCCGTTTCGACTTCAAATGATTGACAAAATTTACGGTGGCTTGGCAGCTTTCGGCGCTGTGAGCTGCCTCCTTACCGCCGTTGGGGCACCGCAAGCTTTTCCATCAGCAGCCGCAGGGACGGGCGGTTTGCTAGCGGGGGCCTCCCTGGTGAAGGAAGCCTCACGCAAGCGGGCTGCCGCGCGGGAGGAGTCCACGCGGGTGGCATCCGTCTTTAGCAGCCTCTACCAAGCAAACCAGGGATTAGTAAGCCCTCAACAACTGAGCCTGCTGACTGCAGTCGATCTTGATCGCATCCGCGAATTCCTGAATAAACTGTCTGAGGCGCAAGGTGGTAACTATATAGAGGTGGAAGAGGGGAGTGTCTTTAGCTTCCCTCATCCCTCAAACGTCCTCCAGCAGTTGACGGATAACGCCACGGCGTGGGTGCGCGATAGCACTGCTGAACTCCAGCAACAAAACATGGCGCTCCAACAACAGAGCGCTGCCTTACAGCAGCAACTGAATATGTATCGAGCTGCTGTAGCAGCGAACAGCGTAGCTCCCTCTGCGTCACGGGAAGTTCCTGCAAAGGAACCTGATAACGATGTAATCGATCCATGGACCCCAAGTAGGATTAGGGCCTGAGTTGTTGACTACCAGGAAGGTTTTTATTAGAATAAATAAGTGCGCATAAGCGTAAGAACCGGGGCTAATTAACCCCGGTTTCGCTTTATGGGTTCATTTCCAGCCGTCTAAACCGGATACGCCTTCGAGAGCAGCTTCCTGAACGGCAGCGGTGACAGTAGGAACGAGCTCGCAGAGACTGTGCTTAATCGAAAGAGCAATGTCCTTATGCTCTTTCTGTGTCCCGCAAGCACCCCGCAGACCTACATAAAAAATCCAACTGCGGATATTCCCCATCATGTGAAGTCTGGTTGGCGTGCACATAGGAAGAATGTTTCGCGCACACTCCTTCGCCACGCCTGCTTCGAGCATGTCCTCGTAGAGACCCCTGGCTTCCCAAAAGATGTCAGTAATCCGTCGACGGAACTGATCCTCAACTAACTCGAATAAACCGTCCTCATATTCAAGACTGTTCTGGCGATTCTTTTCATCCTGTCCTCTAAGCTCGAACTCAGTGCATTCGTCTCCGAGATCCCCCAGAACGTTTAAGGGATCGCAGTATCGCTGACTTGTCTCCTGAAAACAAAAAGACCTGTGTCGCAGTATCTGAGGCGAGATAGAGCGAGTGGTGAGAATCTCAAAAGAGGCGCAAGCCTGCTCAAACACAGACCAGTGTCCATGCCGAATGCAGTAACTTAAAAGCTTGGAATAATCCCCGCGATCAGGATCCTTTGTTGAGACCCGTGCGTGACGAGCGATTAGACGCTCGGCGTCCGGGGTGATCCAGTCAAGACTGGCCTCGTGCAGTCGAAGAGACATCGCTGGTTATGTACTCAGGACCGAGGATACACGTATTAGCGATGTGATTCACGACCTCAGGGGCAACTGTATGAACCACCCCGGCCATGCGGTCGGCGGTGTACCCCATATCGCCAGGATTTAACTCCAGCGAATCTCCAGCGATCCTCATATCAAGTAGATGGGAAAGTTTCTTGGTATCTTAGTCGGCGTGTAAGTTCAGACGGGGTTATTCCACGCATCCGCATGGGATCCAGATTAAGGCGCTGACCCGCCATCCGAATCGGAAATCCGTTATCAGACATCATTGCTGACCTCCGTTAATCCGGGCAGACGCCAAAGCCAATAGATTGTTCATCATATTAGATGAGTTCAGAGGGTACTCATCGCTGCGAACAAGTTGGGTAGATAAGAAATTTTGTTGCGGCAAAGCAAGAGCCTGACGCATCCGAAGCCGTTCAGGACCCGTAGCCTGCCTCATGCTGATCATATAGTCAGTTTGAGACATGTCGTCAGGGCTATCCGCAATGGGAATAGCCTGATGGTTATAGCCAGCAGGGCCAGTAAAGGCGGTGCTCTTCTTTATATTCCCCTCGCCGTACTCAACAGGAGCAATCGGAGCGCGGGTGTAGGCGCCACGGTCGTGCTCGATCTGCGAAGCAATCCGGGTTGCTCCATCGAGCTGCATAATCCGGCGGAGACCCATGAAGGGCTCGCGGTTGTATCCGTTGAGGCCAGGAGGGACGAAAGTCGAGAGCTGACTCTCGGGTTCCTTGCCAGGTACCGACTTAGGTAAAATCGCCATTATTGATCCTTCCTATTAGCAGAGGCCGAACGTACTCTTATATTACTCGAACTGTTATTCATCGGATTGTGATCTTTGTGATCCACGTCGTTTCCATCGCCTTTATGCACACGGCCTTTTTGTTCTAAAAAGCGACGAGCTTTATTTCGAGCCGCCCGCCGCTTTTTCTGTTCGGGAGTTGCGTGGTAGTCGTCGTACTCCTTGCGGTAATCCCGATCAGACATTTTACTTTTTGTCTTTAACTAATTTTAGGTACAGGGAATAACCATGGCTTACCAAATCGCATATCTTCGGGATCGAGCCTACCAAAGTCCCGTACAAATTCTGCCAAGTCTTTTTGATACTGTTGAAACAACCCTGTATAACAGTGGTCTTCGGGAGCATAATACTCATAGAGTTCCTCCAAAAATTCCGTCTTAGCTTGCTCCCAGGTCACATCCCAGGAAAGCAAGATCTTTTCTAGATCGAACGTCACGATGAAACTGTGAGAAAAACTACTTTAGCCGAGGGGACTCGGTTAGCGCCTCGATCAAGGCGTCTCGATAACCCATGAATCGAGCCATCTCACGAGTCTCAAGATCCCCTAAAGGATTCGATTCCTCGTCCCAATTAAAAGTTTTTGCGTCTGCTCGCGCTTGAGCACAACGTTCGATATTCTTCCAATCCATTTTATTTAAAGCCCTTAATGTACCAACCAGTGAATGCTCCCTCAACCATCCAGCGAGGGGCTAAATTCTTTTTCGAGTACGAAAGGCTCTTACCATTCGTACTAATGTAGGTGCCTCCCACGAGGTCAAGATCCCCGAAGGGATCGTGGACAATATACGCGGACCCTTCAGCGTTGCATCCGATAACGGTGATCCAATGGCCGCCTCCGGTTGGGCTCGTAACAGGGCCTTTATGGAGAATGCCGATAGGAACAGCAATACCCAGCTCTAGTTGGCTATCGATGTTGGAAAAAGACCCACTCTGACTAAAAGTTGCCTTAACTCCATAATCTTCTAACGCTTCTATTTGCGATGTATACGCTGTTGTATCTCCGTATTTAAATACAGTGTTTATGTACTCATCGTCGCTCTTAATGACGCCTGGTCGCAGACCAGCAAGCATCATTGCGCAAGAGCTAGAAAAGCACGTGCGCAGGGGATCACGAGCGTTATCCCGTTGCGAAAAGTAAGGAATAGGGAGAGTTATTGCTCCCGTCTTAGGGGGAGCAGCGGGAGCTATAGGTTGCGAAAGAGAGGGTTTCGGGTCGTTAATTATCTTCCAGTGGGGTGGATAGAACCACCAAGCACGATCTGGTTGAGCTGAAAGGGTGACTTTGTAGTCGATCTCACCGGGGACCATCGTAATGGCGTCCCACTTATGGGCGGATCCTTTCGGGACAAAGAGCTTTTGCTCCGCAGCCAGCTCGGAGGACTGCTTGGGCTCGCGTTTAAGCCACGTGTCGTGCTCAGCGAGAATGGAGGAGCTCAAGAGAGGGTGGAGGGGCTTGGTTAAGAATAGCTGTCTTTCTTTCTCACGCCGATTTTTTAATCCTTCACTAACCTTTCCATCTGCTTTGACCCACTTTAAAAACTCAGCAGCTACGACACTCTGAGAAGCCTGATTATTTAAAAGTTTTAAGAGAGTCGAGCTCCGAAAGGCAGAAGCGCCAATGTTATATGTAAAGCTGACTAAAGCGTCGAACTGATTCTGATTAATTGAAGTCTTTAAGGCTTCACTAACGACGCCCTCAAAGTACTTAATATCTTCCGTAAGAAGTCTTTCCGCTTCTTCTTTCGTTATTTTCTGATTGGGCTTGACCTCAGGGCCAGTTGTTCCATACCCAATTGTCCAGACTCCAGCCTGGCACTCATAGGAAGTGTCCCTGAAGCCCTCAAAATTTTTAATGAGGTCAACGCCAATTTTAGATATTTGCATCAGGTACTGGAGACATTAATCCCCACGCGGTACTCCGAACCGCTGCGACCTTTTAATTGGATATAAGTGGCGTAAGTACCGGAGGAGTTAATAGTGGTGGAAGTAGTCGTAGTTGCACGAGTGCTGTACTTCGAAGGCGATGCCACTAAAACCTCAGTGCCAGTGGAATCCAGTACAACAACATCGCCGCAAGAGTTTTGATTGCGGATATCGACGCGAAGAATGCCGGTAGCGTTAACAGTTAGCTGGTAATAATCTGCAATCCCGTAGATACCGTCAGCAGCGTATGTACGATTCGCGGAGGTAACTACAACAACACCGCTAGCATCAAGAGTGCGGCGCTGATCAAAATGGGTAGACCCTGTACGGCGGGACGGGTCCGTAAGCCCGCTATTTAAAACGCCGTCTAATTCAAGGTTTTTAGTATATTGAGCCACGAGGGGTCAGGTATCAGTAACTATATTTTAAACAAAAATACTCAGGCGGTTACCCTTACAAACGAATAAAATTAACTCAGAAAGAAACGGAACATGAGCTTGGAAGCGACTATAGCTGGCTTGGCTGCTGCAACCGGTTTTTTCACATGGTCGCACCAACAGCGACAAAACGTCTTAAATGACAGATTTAATGGTGTAAAAAAACGATTAGATGAAGTCGAGAAAACTATAGTGGAATTTCCATTAATTTATGCTTCAAAGTCTGATTTAAACTATGGCTTAAATGAAATTAAAGATCGATTAAATCATATAAACGACAAACTAGACCAGTTGATAATGAGTAAGCTTGGGGAAAAAGCTTAGAATAAATTTAGTTGGGGTGTTTAATCATGGAAGAACTCATTTCTCGTGCTGAAGAGTTTTTGGCTGTTCTTATTGCCGTCCACGCTCTGGCGCTGACAATCGTCAACCTTACGCCTACTCCTCGTGATGACGAGGCAGTGGCTAAGTACTATCGAGTACTTGAGATCTTAGCTGGCATCATTAGCAAGCTGGCCAAGAAGTAAAACTAATCGTTGTATGCGTCCGATGTCGGGAGCTTTAAGGGCTTCCGACACAACTCTTCGTATTCACGAGCAGCAATGCTTACTTCATGATTATAACTAAGCCAATTCCATATAGCTAATTCTCTTTCGTGCGTCCAGAATAACTGTGAGCGAAACCATGTAAACCAATCAAAATCAGATTTAGCAAGGTTACATGTGGGACACGCAGCTAATAGATTACCTCGTTTAGTAGGGCCTCCTTTAGCCTTAGCTATTATATGATCAAGAGTATGAGCGCGATCAGAACCGCAATAAGCACACAAATTATCCCAAGCATCTAGAATATCCTTTCGAAATCTTTTTCTGGCGGTCCGCCGCTGCAGACAATGTAAATCAAATATAAGATCCGACTCGCTCACAAAAGCGTACGTACGGAAGTTAGTTATATTTTAGCTACATTTGATACACGTTAGATTTTGTTAAGGAAGGGGGAGTAGATCGCTCAATAAAATTAACTACATGTCCTGAGGAATCGAAGGAGGCTGCTAAATAATTACAGGCGAGTTCGGGATTAGTTGTTTCACCGCACGTAAAGGCGTCCACGGCGGCGAATCGGTGCTCGGGCCACGTGTGGATGCTGATGTGAGACTCCGCTAGAAGGGCGAAACCGGTGATCCCCTGAGGTTCGAAAGCATGTGTCCTCACGTCGATAAGCGTCGCACCCGCAAGCTCAGCAGCGCTAACTAGAGCTTGTCTGACAAAAGCTTCGTCGTTGAGCTTGTCGGAATCAGCTTTATACAGCTCGGAAACACAAT